ACGCCCGGCGCCCCACTTGTTCACTATCTCCTGACTTTCGCTGTACTCCACGCCGGTAATGCCCGTTACAGGCACACCGCCGACAAGCACCACGATGTCGGCCCATGATACCAGCATACCGTTGACCATTGGGATGCCGTTGTTTATTACACTTGCCATTGCTTTGAGTGTTTGGGGTTATGGTTATACGGTCTTTGCAAAACCGATTTTAATTCTCACGTGGCGCATTACAGGCACGGCCACCTTCTTGAGCACGATGTCAACCGTGCTGCTGGCGGCTACGTCCTGGTCGGGGTCGATCTCGGCTTTGTAGCCGCTCAGTTCCCCGGCTTTTTCCATATCCTCCAGCGCGTGCCCGGCCACTGTTTCCAGATGCGCCACGGTGTAGCTGGCGAGTTTGCCGGTGTCGGCGTCCACATACACGTTGCCGCCGAGCTCCGGTATGAGGTAAGCACGCACGCCGCGCGCCCCCTTGTCCATTGTGCGCACGCTCTCGATGCTGGCGTAGTCGCTCTTGGCGTCGTCCATTGTGTGGCTGTCGTTCATATAGCTGCCGCTCTGCCCCTGCTGGGTTACAAAGAACAGGTAGCGCGCCGTGTCCAGCTGCTCCACCAGGGCTTTGTCCAGGTCGCGCAGCAGGGTGCCGTCGCCGAACGCCGGCAGGCTTATGCCGGTGGGGAATTCTTTCACCCATGCGATGCACTGGTGCACCTTGGCTTTGCTTATCAGGCCCAGCACCACGCCCAGACCGCTGACACTCGCTTTGGCGGCATTGGCTTTGTCCTTGTACAGCTCGGCGCCCACACCGCTGCCAGCCTGGCCGATTACGACGCTGACACGGCATTTGCCGCCGCCGGCCAGCTTGGTGGAGATTTGTTTCACGTTGGCTACTTTCGGCGCATACACCACCGACAGCTCCGCGCCCTGCGCCTCCAGCGTGTCGGCCTGTCCCTGGAGTGCCACCAGGTCGTCCTCGCTCGGCACGCGGTCGCCGCACCAAACGCCGAGCTGGCGGATGCGCCCGTCGGCGAAGTTCTGCACGGTCTTGATTTCCGCAAAGGTCATGTTATCCCCCTGCGGCTTCTCGAAGATGCCGACATACAGGCTGACAGCCGGGTTGATGCGGTAGAGCTCGCTCAGGTGGTAGTGAAGCACCCGCACGGCCCATGGGGCTGCCGTCTGCGTGCCGTCCGCGGCCGTGGTATAGTCCACGATCCCGGCGGCCTCGGCTGCGTCTATGGTCGAAAGTGCCTGCACCCTCTCAGTCTTGAAGCCAGCCGGTATGTCGCCGGCGGCCATGTATATGACCAGACCCGTGATATGGTCTTCGCCCGGCAGCGACTTGGGTACGTTGCCGTTCTGGCGGTTTATACTTAGGCTCGTGCTCATTTCGCGGTTACTTTTAGGGTTGTTTTATCGCCCAGATTACGGGCGTGCTCCTTGGCGTCCCCCTCCTGGGGGAATACCTGACCGTCGCTCGTTACCCATGCCTGTGTGAGTTGGTGGCGCTTGCACGCTTCCACTCCCACGGCTCTGAGGACACTTGCGCCGCTCTCCGTCTCGCTCTTGGTTTTCGCCTTGGGCTTTGACTCGCTCTTGGCTTTCGTTGCCTTGGATTCGGCGGCTTCGGGCTGCTGACCGGTCTGCTGTTCCGCACCCTCATGGGCGGCAGCTGCTTCTTTATTTTCGTTGCTCATGTCGTTTGCGTTTTTTGAATTTGTAAATTATCCACCCGGCTGCTGCCAGGATCATTATTGCCGTCGCCCATGCCGCGCCCTGTTTCATGCGCTCCCACAGGCTCGGTGCCTTGGTGGCCGTTACCGTTACCTCGTCCAGCTCCCCGCCCTCATATTCCAGGGCGGTGTCGCTCTCGGCGGTCGCGGCGGCTGCCGTCTGCTCGACCGTCCGGCTGGTGCCGTTCTGGTCGTGCCGTTGCTTTACGCGCGCTTTTACCGGCGGCAGTCCCGTTTCCGGGTCTTTGGGCTGTGTGGTGTCGTAGATTTCAATCTCCGTTTCCGTTACACCCTCCGTCTGCTCCGTCCGGGTCGTCTCGCGCTTTTCCTCGTTCCGGCTTTCGGTGTGCCCGGTCGCTGTCAGTGCCTCCGTCGCTTCCGTCCGGCTCTGCTCCACCGCCTTTCGGCTGGAGCAGCAGCTCGTATTTGACAGGGCAGCGGTCAACATGAGGACAGCCCCAAATACGCTCCAAAGCCTTGTTGAGCCTCTGAACATCATTGCGTAAGTTGATTATTTCGGCTTTGAGCGGCGGAACAATACTCTCCATGAGTATGTCCGACGCCTTGCGCACGTTCTCCAGCTCGTGGCTCTTGACCTCGGCGAGCTTGTCTTTCATATCTGCCCGCAGCTGGTCCACCTCGGCCTGATACTTGGCGCGCATTAGCCGGCTGCCAACCCATGCCCCTACCGGGGTAGCTATCGCCGCCACAAGCGCCGATACTATGATTGTGATTATTTCGCCGCTCATTCATGCGTTACTGTTTAATGCCCACTTTCGTGAGCCATGTTTTTACGTTGAAGCTCGGGCACGCCTTGTTGGCAAATTCATTATGCCCGTGCACCGTCGCGCCGGGGTATTGCTTGAGCTGCTCTTTTACCAGCTTAACAAGCGCAGCCTCCTGCGCCGGGGTGCGCGTGTCCTTGCTCTTGTCTTTCCAGCCCGGCGTTGTGCGCGGCGGGCAGCCGCCCACAATGCTGATGCCGATTGACCGCGTGTTGTGCCCCTTGCAGTGCGCCCCGGCTATCGCCACAGGGCGTCCCCGGCGCACCTCGCCGTTAAGCCCTATGATGAAGTGATAGCCTATGTCGGAAAAACCGCGCGCAAGGTGCGCCGCCTTGATCTGGGCGTTGGAAAATTCCTCGCCCTCCGGCGTGGCGGTGCAGTGCAGAATGATTTCATCTACTTTGCGCCCACCGGCGGCAACGCCCAGCGCGGCCCATGTCCGGGCACCGACAACGCCGTCAGGCGTCAGCCCCTTGGCCTTTTGCAGCTCCTTGACCGCTTCCTCGGTCAAAGGTCCGAAAATGCCGTCGGCCATGAGGTTCAGTTTCCTTTGCAGGGTCTTGACCTCCGCGCCTCTGCTGCCTTTCCTTAGTGTTGTCATTCGGCTATATTGTTACGCTGCTACCTTGGCGCTTACGATTGCCGCGCGGCACTTGGTTGAGGACAGCGGCAGACAGATGCCGTACTGGTCGAAGTTCACCAGGCTGCGGTGGTATAGCGGGTCTTTGCTGGCTTCGCTGTGGTAAAACTCTGCGCTGCCGTAGGCTTTCATCATGCGGCCTGCATAGAACGCCACAGATGCGCGGGCGTCGGTAGCCGCCGGGACTGCACCCCATGCCAGCTTTTTGCCGGTGCTCATATTGTAGTAGGGCGTGCCGTCGTATTCGTAGATGTCGAAGCCATACATACGGCAGACCTTGCCGTCGGTCTGGTTCATGTTGTAGTGCTCCTTGAATTTCTGTTCGGTCTCGAGCAGGTCATTCACATGGTCGGAACAAAGCACCAGCACGCGATCTTTGCCGGGTATGCCCATTTTGTCAAACTGGCGCTTCAGGTTCAGCAGGTCGGCAAAGGTCATTTTCTTGCGGGTGCCGTCGCTCGCGCCGGTGGTCTTGATAACGGGGATGTCCGTTGCGTTTTCGTCGGGTGCGATTGCATGGATGCCGCGCTGGGCTATCTTCTCGCGCAGTGCCTCGCGGTGGCGCTCCAGAACGCTTGCCATTTTGTCGTAGCTGCTGGCGTGGAGCTCGTCCTTGGTTACGGGCGTGGCCTCGGTGCTGAATTTGTCCAGGCTGATAGGCTTGTCGGCGTCGGTCAGCGCGGTAATGGCCAGCGGATAGGTCGTGTTATTGACAAGCACGGCAGGGTCGCCGCCGATTGCCACAAAATGGATTACGTCCTGGTTCACATACTGGTTGTAACTGCGGATACGCTGCATCCACCCCAGCGCCTCGGGCGCGGTGCGGAAAGCCTTGATCATCTCGCCGGTCCATATCTCTGTGAACACTCCGGCGCGAAGCGCCCCGGCAGGGGCGAAACGGCCTCCTACAAGCGCCAGCACATTGCCGGCTACTGCCCCGGCGCCGGGGGCGCAGCCTACGGCCACGGCAAGCGTCGCGCCGGCCGCAGCGTTGAATGTTACGGCCGTGAGCATCATGCACACAAGGCCGAAAATTTTAGCGAAAAATTTACTTTTCATTGTTGTGGTTGGTTTGGTGTTTAGTCTTCAAGTTTGGGACACTCCATGCCGTACTCCTCTTTGAACAGACGCATATATTCGCCGGGGTTGTTCTTGCGGAGCTCCAGGCGCTCGGCCTCGGGCACCTCGCTGAGCTTGGTGTAGGTCTTGGGCGCTTCTCCGGCGCCGGGGGCTGACTGTTTGCCCAGGTTGATAACCTCGCCGGGCTTCTGCTGGGGGCGCATGGTGCTGAGCGTGTCGCGGAGCATCTGCACGCCGGCACTCTTGCCCAGCTTGATAAAGTGGTCGCGCTGCTCTGCCAGGATTCGGCGCTCTGCCACTGCCTGGTCCACCGCCTGCGTTACGGCTGCCAGCTGGATTTGCTCGGCGTTGTCGGCGCGCCCTTTCATCAGGTTAAGCGCGGCGGTCGCCTGTTCCTCGGTTGCCGTTTCGGGAAGCCCGAGGAGTGCTAACTGTTCTTTTGTCATTTTTGTTAAATTGATTTTGGGGTTATTGTTTTCCTCGCCCTCTCCGGTGTTGGCCGGTTCGGGGTCGGCTTCTTTTCTCTCCTGGAGCAACGGCAGTCCGGGGCTGTCCTCACCGGCGGCAAGTTTCAGCAGTTTGCCCTCCTGCCCGTAAAGTTGCAGGGCCTCGTCGTTGCCGCCTATATCCACGATGCTGACCTCTACCAGCTTTGACCGGCTTACGGTCTCGCGCGTCTGTCCGGGCAACACCAGCGCGGGGTCGGGTGTGGTCTCTATCGGCTCCAGCCCGGCGCTCGCCATGCGCAGATAACCGTTTTCCCACTTGCTCTCTATCCGCTTGGCAAAGTCGTCGTTCTGGTCAAATACCGGGGTGCCTATCAGCTTGCCATCCTCTACGCGCAGATTTTCGACCTTGCCTATCGGCATGGCTCCCGGCTCCCAGCTCCTACGGTGCATCCATAGCAGCACGGGGTTGCGCTCGTACTGGCTCAGGTCTATGCCGTCGGTCAGTACGCGGCTGCCGTAACTGTTCACGGCTTCGGTGCTTATGATTACCTCTTTCATTGTCAATTTCAAAAAAGCCGGGGGCGCGGCGGCGCGATGGTGGGTGGAGGGGGGTGTGTCCGCCGCGCCCGGGCTTCACTTATTCAATCTTTTTTACCTTGCTTTGATTGTTGTTGCGGCGGCAGGATTTGAACCTGCGACCTCCGGGGAATGAGCCCGGCGAGCTGGCCTCTGCTCTACGCCGCGATATAGCTTTTATGTCGTTCTGCGCTGCAAAGTTGAGGATAGTTCACAACCCTAACAAAAAGAGTGTAAAACTTTTACACTCTTTTTTATTATAGTGTGATTTTCCCCCAACTTTGCACCGTGAAAGCGTGCCCGCAGTGGGCGCGCTGCATCTAATTCAGGTAATTTTATTATGAATGGCTACTAAAAAAGACCGTGAGCAGCAGCGCGAACACGCCCGCCTGCTCTACATGCAGGGGGAGCCGCAGAAGTCCATTGCCGAAAAGGTCGGCGTGTCCGCACAGACTGTTACTAAATGGGTCGCAGACGGCGGCTGGGAACAGGCCCGCGCCGCCGCCAACATCACACGCCCGGAACTGGTCAACAAGATACTTAACAGCATTAACGTGCTGCTTGAGGATTTGGCCGCGGACCCCTCCCCGGAGAAAACTGCGGCGAGTGCCGACAAGCTGGTCAAGTTCGCCGCCACCGTTGAACGCCTCGACAAAAAAACATCAGTCGTTGATGTCATTGAGGTTTTTATGGCTTTCAGCAAATGGCTGCAATACCGCATGAGCTTCGACCCCAATGTTACCCCGGAACTGCTCAAAACAATAAATCATTATCACGACCTTTTCATTTCCGAAAAGCTCAAAGAAAGTTTTTAACGCATGGCTACGAAAGCGGAGATATTAAAAGCACGCGAAAAGTGGAAACAGCACTGCGAGACGGTCCAGGCCGCCACCGCCGTAAACATAAACGAAACAGCCGAGCAGCGCCTTGCGCGTCTGCGCCGGCTGCTGCTGAATTATGCCGATTTCGTAGATCACTATTTCCCCCACTGGACCGAAAACCCCGAAACGGGGCAGTCGACGCCCTGCGCGCCGTTCCATATCGATGCCGCCAACAAAATAAGGAAAAACCGCAACCTCAAGGCCGGTTTTGTCTGGCACCGTGGCGCGGCAAAATCCACCAACATGGACGTATTTATCCCCATGTGGCTTATGGCGTGGGACATTCTCGGTGCTGAGATTTTCGGCACTGCCAAAGTCAAGGGGCGCGAAATAAATGTCATGGTGCTGGTCGGCAAGTCTGAGGACAACGCAAAAACCCTGCTCGGCGACATTCAGGCCGAATTACAGTACAACCAGCGTTATATTGCCGATTTCGGCGAACAGTACAACGCCGGATCCTGGGAAGAGGGCGAGTTTGTAACCCGTTCCGAAGTGGCGTTTTTTGCCCGTGGTCGCGGTCAGTCCCCACGCGGTCTGCGCTACCGCTCACACCGCCCCGATTATGTCGTTATCGACGACCTCGACGATGACGAGCTGGTGGAAAGTCCCGCCCGTGTCTCTAAACTGTTCGACTGGGTGCGCTCCGCTCTGTTCGGCACTCTCGACGGCGGCCGCGGTCGCTTTTTCATGGTTGGCAACCTCATTGCAAAAAATTCCGTCCTGGCGAAGTGGTGCGAGATTAAGACTGTCCACGTTACCCGCGTAAACATCTACGACCGCGCCGGCAAAATCTCATGGGCTGCCAAATGGACCCCTGCCGAAGTGCAGGACCTTGCAGCCGTCGCCGGTTATCGCGCTTTTCAAAAGGAATACATGAACAACCCAATTATCGAGGGTGCCGTGTTCAAAAATGAGTGGATCCGCTGGGGCAAACGCCCGGCTTGGTCCAAATTCTCCGAAATTGTCCTCTATATCGACCCCAGCTTCAAGGGCTCCACCAAAAACGACTTTAAGGCCGCGAAGCTCTGGGGCAAGGTCGGTTCCCAGCTCTGGCACCTCCGCGCTTTTGTCCGGCAGTGTTCCGTGGCCGAAATGGTCCGCTGGTGTTATGACCTCTACGAGTGGGCGCGCGCCCAGGGCATTGCCGTGCGCTGGTACATGGAGGCCAATTTCATGCAGGACACTATACTTGACGAGTTCCGCCGCGAGGGAGAACCGCGCGGCTACCAGCTCCCCATTACCGGCGACAAGCGCAAAAAGCCCGACAAGTTCCAGCGTGTCGAAGCTGTCAGCCCCCTGTGGGAACGCGGCTTTGTTACCTACGACGACTCCCAGCGCGACGACCCCGACATGCTCGCCGGCATTGACCAGACTCTTGCTTTTGAAAAAGGTATGCGCGGCCACGACGACGCCCCCGATGCCGACGAGGGCGCTATCTGGATTTTACAGCGTGATACCCGCGTCCAATCTTTCACCCCCTCTTTCGGCATGAGGAAAACAGCTAAAAATATATTATGGTAATTCTCGACTATCTCCGCGCCCTCCTGTTCGACTGGCGCAAAAAACGTGCGATCGGCGAAGCCCGCCGCTCCGCTGACCTCTACCGCAAAAAGTTCCTGGTGCTCGTGTACCAGGGGCGCCCCGTCTGCGTTTCCATGCAGGGCGTGAAGCAGCTGATCCGGCAAAAGCGTTTCCCCGGTCTGACCGCTGAAAAGGCCCGCCAGATTGCCATTTATGAAGCAACCCCCAAAACCTCGCGCACATGTTCCTGACTGTTGAAGATTACCGCTCTGTCTGCGACGACTACGAGTTTGAGCAGATAACCCAAAGCCCCGAAACGCGCGAAGTCGCCGAAGCCGCCGCACTGGAGCAGATTTCCTCCTATCTCCGAAGCCGTTACGACATTGACCGCGCTTTCGCCGCCTCAGGCTCGTGCCGTAATGCCATGCTGGTGCAGGTTGCCGTTAACATCTCCCTGTGGCTTATGGTCCACCGTCTTCCCCAGAACATGGGCCATGAGCGCCGCGAGTGCCTCTATAACGATGCCGTTAAATGGCTCCGCGATGTCCAGAGCTCCAAAGCCTCCCCGGATCTCCCGCTTTATATCTCCCCGGACGGAAACACCGACACCCGCAACCCCGTGCGCTCCGGCTCTATGCCCCCAAACAGATACGACTATTAAACACCCGTTAAACACCGTTTAAGCAATGTTCAGACTGTGCGCAAAAGTTGAGATTAAGGGCGACCGCTCCTGGTCGCTCGACTTTGTTACTGCCGTGGAGATTACACGCGACACCGAAAAGCTCACCGCCGAAGCCAAAATAACCCTGCCTAAAAAAATGAAGTGGGACGGCTCGGCTGAAATTCCGGTGCATCGCGGCGACAGTGTGCGCATATCCCTGGGCTACGATGACAACTTACAACTGGCTTTTGTCGGCTGGGTGCGTGATGTCGGCTTCAAAACGCCCGTGGTCATTACTTGCGAGGACGATATGTTCAAGCTCAAACAGATGCCGGCGGTCAAAAAGGCTTACCGTTCCGTTACCCTCGAAACATTGCTCAAGGACCAGGGAATTACCCACCGCCTCAACATCATGGGGGAACAGTCGCTCGGAGCTTACCGCGTTACCGCTGACACCGTGGCCTCTCTGCTCGGCAAACTGTCGGAACAGGGTATCCGCTCATTTTTCCGCTATGAGGACGGCGAGCCGGTGCTTTACTGCGGTGTGCTCTTTGAACGGGACAGCACCCCGGCGCAAGTGTTCAAAACCGGGCTTAACATCATTTCAGACCAGAGCCTCCAGCAGCAAAAGGCAGAAAATATGCGCCTGCGCGTTAAGGCGGTCAGCCTCATGCCTAATAATAAAAAAATCAAGGTTGAGGTCGGCGACAGCGACGGTGAACACCGTACCCTGCACACCTACAACAAAACCGAAAGCGAGTTGAAAGCCTGGGCCCAGCAGGAAATAAAACGCCTGAAACGCGACGGCCTCACCGGCTCTTTTACCACTTTCGGTTATAAGCTCGTGGACCCTCTCGACGCTATCGGCTTAATTATCGACGGCACAAAAATGGGCGTGTACCAGGTTAAAAAAGTAGTGATCAAATACGGCGACGGCGGCTTCCGTCAGGAAATAACCCTCGGTCTCCGCGTCGCTTAATTCTTAATGTTATGTCAGACTTACGAAACATTATCCGGCAGCTTGCACAGCCCGACGGCGAAACGGTCGCCCTGGTGTGCACCGTGGACGAAGTAGACAAAAACGCCCGCACCATTGACTGCACCCCCATAAATGAGGGCGCGCCCCTGCTCGGTGTCAATCTCCAGGCTAACCAGGAGGCTGACTATGGCTTTTGCCTGTTCCCGGAAAAAGGGTCGTTTGTGGTCGTCGGGTTTGTCGCAGACGGCGCCGCCGGGGTGGTGCTGCTCACTGAAAAAATTGAGTCCGCCGAAATTGTGATCGGCGACACCTCCGCCGTCATGGACGCCGACGGCCTCCGCATCAAAACCGAAAAGATGTCAGCCGACATTAACCGCGAAAACATCATTTTTAACGGCGGCGACCTCGGCGGCCTTATAAAAATTGAGGATCTGACTAAACGCCTTAACCTGATTGAAAACGACATTAACAAGTTAAAAACCGCGATGTCCGGCTGGACCCCGGCACCTCAGGACGGTGGCGCGGCGCTCAAAACTGCCGCCGCCTCTTGGTTCGGCGCTCAGCTCACAACGACAAAACGCGGCGATTACGAAAACACCAAAATTAAGCAATGAACGGTTTGCAGATTGATATTAACACCGGCGACCTCCTTGTAGAGCGCTCCGCCGCTGTCGTCGCCGATGCCTCAGGCTTCATCGCCGAACTGGTGTTGCGCTCCTGTCGCGGCGAGTTCAAGGAACACCCCCTCCTCGGTGCCGAAGCTCCCCTTATGCTCGCCGGGGAGCCTGACCCGTTCTGGCCCGGCAACGCTAAAAAGATGCTCCGCGCCTGCGGCCTCGATGTCTCTAACCTCACACTGTCGCCCGACGGCGTGGTGCAAATTTCATAAGCTATGCAGATAACAGTTAACGACCGCCAGACACTACTCGACATTGCTGTCATTGTCCTGGGCTCCGCCGCCGGCGTGTTCGCCCTGGCGCAGCGCAACGGTCTGCCCGTTACCGCTACGCTCGCCGACGGCCAGACGCTCAACTATGAGCTGGAAGATGTCGTCAGCCCTGCCGTCCGCTCGGCCTACGCCCTCCGGCATATCTGCCCGGCCACTGACATAGACCCC